GGTTCACAGTCATCCCATACATGAGGTAACAATTCAGGCAAGACTCCTGATATATATATCATCCGAGTTTCACCCAACTACCAGCAGCGTTTCTAAAGTATACGCCTTCTCCACTGCCTGGGTTAAAGTTTGAGCCATCTGCATACACAATGTCTCCTTGTTTAATTCTTGCTGGAGCTACGTTTTTAACCTCTACAAATGTAGTAGGGTTTTCTTGTAATGCTCCTTGTAATTTTGTAAGTTCTTGAAAGATGTATTGTGGTAAATCTTCAGGGTTGCTCGGTACTGGGTTAGGTACATACTTAGGTGCTTCAGACATTATCTACCTCCTAATACTTCATATTCTATATCATATCCGTTTAATTCAAAAGTTGTAGCTGTTGTGTTTTGAAACTTAATAGCTATGTATTTACCTGTGGCTCTAGCATCTACTTTGTTTTGAGAGTTTGGGTTAATGCTTTGTTGTGTTTTATAAGTATAAGTTCCGTTAGGACTCATTGAGCTGCCTACAAATATTTCAGCACTTCCTGTTCCTGCAAACCTTGGTGTAACCTTTCTGACTTGTACTACTGTGTTTGGATTGTTATCAAGGACTAAACCTTTTCTTTCTAACATCATAGTAAAATTTCTTCCTGCAAAATCAAACCCTTGGTCTGCTCTATACAATCTAGTATCGCTTGTACCTGCCATTAACATGCTGGTCTCTGTAGGATTATAAGACCTTTCTCCCCATGATTCAGTCGTGCTGTAAGCGTCCCAGCTTTGTGATTGACCTGACCATAAAATGCTAGTGCTTCCGTCTGAGGTAGGACTAACTACTCCAAGCCCTATCCCAAGTATTCCTGGTAAATCTCTGAAGCTGAACGCAGAAGTATTATAGTTATAAATCAATGCTTTATTGCAGAATGTTGAACCGACTGTTGGGTATGAAACCCATATCTCTCCCTTCTGTATGTTGTGAGCTACAAAAGTATTGGCATAATTTGTGCTGTCTATTTCATCAAACAATGTTCTTTTGATTACATCACTAGCTATAGATTTTTTAGACACACCATCGTGTACTATAATGTCTCCATTAGTTACCACAAAATGTCTTCCGTTAAATTCACAAGCACAGTTCTTAGATAAAATACCTGTGTCATCAAATAATTTTTGGAAACTAAAAACTAAGTTACCTCCAATATAATTCATTATCCATGTAGTCTTTTCTTTATATATAACAAAAGATTGTTTAAGTGCAAATCCATCTACAATAAAATCTCCATTGTCTCCGATAGTTGTAGCACCTGCGTCATTCGTAGCCCCTGCTGTCCATGTGCTAGGCAATGCGTTATTCTCTGCTGCATCTCCCCATCTAACTTTGTTTGGAAAATTTACAGAAGACTCTGTTAAGTTTAATGATATTAAATAATTACCATAAGGGCGTATTGCTTTGCATACTGTGTTAGCTGCCCAATTAGTTAAATCACTAAAGTTATTCGAGCCTGTGTTAGCTAAACATTGGGGGTCATCTACTCCGTTATTAAAAATAGGTAGACCGTTAAATATTGATACATCCCAATTACCTTGAGCTGTTAAGTTTGTAGAGTAATCTCCACCTGATGTTCTAGTAAAATCAGTATGTGTTGAGCCATCTGTTCTGTATATCTTTGCAGTCCCTGCATAAAACCAATAGTTGTTTTGTCCTGTTGCCCAGTTTAATACTTGATAAGGTGCTACTGTAGGATTCGCTACTGGAAAAGGATTGTCATGACCTGATATTTTTTTAGCTGCACCGTCTTCAAATCTTGCGTTCTCTGTATGAGAAAAAAACTCAGGAGGTAAGGTTGTAGGGTTTGAATCTTTAACCATTCCTTTAGGAGTATTTGATTGAAATATAGGCATTACGCAGTTCTTCTCCACATATATGCAACGATGTATGGTTGAACAATAGTATGTGCTGAACCACTACCTGTAGCTGCTGTAGTAAAAGTTTCACCACTAGATGTGCTGTCAGGAAATAAAGCGTGGTCATTAGAACTTCCACCATTTTCTGATGAAGGAATACTTACTGTATGTGTATGTGATGGTAATTCAGCAGTTGTTAAAGTATGTGTTTTAGAACCACCAGTTTCTTGTAGTGCATCAAAATCACTATCACTGGCATCATACCCTACAATTACTTTACCTGTTCCAAAAGATACCCATGTTCCAAATCCTAATAAAGTTCCAGGATTAGTTGTAACAGCAGCATTAATATAAATAGAACCTACTGGATATACAGCTTGTAAAGTTGTTGCTGTGTTAGAGCCTATAGTTAAAGTACCTGATATAGTTAAGTTTCTAATACCTGTTGAGTCTTTACTAGCATCGACTGTTACTGCTTTAGATGCTTGTGCTGTGCCAAGTGTTGTAATGTCTACATAGTTCAGCTCAGTAGTATTTGCTGTAACACCATCTAATAAATTTAATTCTGTATGAGTTGAAGTAACTGCTCCAGTAATACTTGGAAAGGTTGCTTTGACTGTAGATTTTACCAATCTTATATGGTCATCACCTTCGTTAACTGGGTCTCCAGCTACTGGATTTGAACTATTTAAGTCTGATATATATGTTCCTGTTTCTAATCCCATTTAATTTTCTCCTATGTTGCTAGTGATATTGTTCCATTAGTTCCGACCATTGGCATCTCAGCAAAGGCAAGATATACATATTTTGTATCTTCTTGATTGCAATAAGTAGATGTTGTTGCACATCTAAATCCATTACTTTCAAATTGAATATCAGCAGTTGTTTGACAGGTCTCACCACTATATCTTACATTTCTTGTTCTTGTACCACCTAAACCATAACCTGTTAAGCCTGATATTTTAGAAGCCCAATCATCATTACTTGCAATATTTTTAATTAATACCCATTTAGGTCTAAAACCACAATAGACTTTAGTTCCTTGAGTATTGCCTGTGCCTGAATAGAATCCAATCTTACTGAACCCTTGCACTTCTGCAAAACAATATGCTTCTAATGGTTGTGATGCTTGGTTAGTCATGGCATCTGTGCCTACTGAAAAAACTGATGTAGTAGGTGCTGTATCATTAAAAGCTGTGTTATCTGCTTGAGCTCCAGTATATGCAAATTCAGTACTATCTGTTTGTGGGTCAGCAACAAATGTAGTTCCCATACATAACATCTTACCTCTGTCAGATTGTGTAGTATTTTTAACCATTATAAGTTTTGGAGCTACACCCAAGCCATGTCCGATTGTTCCAGCACTTCCTGTTCCTGTATAAGTAACTACTGAAACACCTGATGTTGTGTTGGCTTGAACTGTGCTTGTAATCGAGCCATCTGAATTACTCGATGTTGTTCCACTATTTGCTTTCCAACAAGCCCCTACATAACTATCACTTGCATCATTAGTGTTTGCTAGGTTTCCAGTCAAAGTAAATCCATCTGAGGTATAACTAGCTACATAAACTGTAGTATCACTACCAGCACTTTGGTTTGGTCGCCAATTATGTGCAGTTCCTCTTGTTGAATTATTAAATATTGCATCGCCAGTACCACTATAATTTTTAATTAAAAGAGCATCAGGTTTAAAACCCATGCCAGTAATTGTGGTTGTGCTATCGCTTCCTGTCCATGTAGGGCAGTCAAAGTGTACTGATGGTTTTGCTATTGTTGTAAATGCCATGTTATATTCTCCTATCCATAATCCTTAATGTTCTTTGTGCAGATTGCATAGAATCCACTTGGTACATCATATTCAAAGCTACCGACTCCATTATCATCTGCATTGCCACTAGCTACTGCAGTATTTCCAAAGTAGCCATTTCCGAAATTGACATAGTGTTCCATGTTAGCATTTTGAGCAGCATTGACTACTCCTGTACCATTAACACCCCAAAAGTCATCACCTTTAGCAAACGATAATCCAGGATTAGCTCCTGTTGCAGGATTTCCTACATTGGAAGTTCCAGGTGCATTAAACCATGTGCCATTTTTTCCAAACCATATCTTGCCATTATCTAAATCAAAGGCACACATAATGATATCGTTAGCACTTGCTTGAACACCATAGTTTACTGTGCCACCACCACCAGCATCTAAAATATTTGGTGTGCTAGTCTGTGCTTGATAACTAATACCCTCGCAACCATTTGAACTTGAGATATTTCCTGGAATTCCATTAGCTCCCTCTGTTCTCCATGCTTTTGAAGCATAAGTACCATTTTTTACTATACCTATAGTCGTTCCATTTGATTGAGTGTTATCGTTTGTTGTTTTTAGTTCAAAATACCATTTACCATTTTTCATCATTTGTGTGCCCATTGCACCAGTAGCATTAGATGTGCCACCCCAAAAACTAGTACCAGCATATCTTATTCTATATGGTACTAATGCTTGGTTGTAATCTAATATACAAAAGTTATTACTAGGTGTGTCAGGCGATTGTTTTAAATCTCCAACAACAGTAAAATTATGCCCCTCTCCACTTGAGTCAGTACCTAATGCACCAGCATTTTCAAACTTCAAAAAAGCTCCATGAGAGCCATAGCTGACAGATGGATTTAATTTTGCTTTCCACTCTCCTGTAGTAGAATCTGTTTCTCCAAATTCAGTAGGAGCATAACTATATCCCTCGCATATGTGCATGTGAGCCATGTTGCCAACCCAAACATCATCAGGAGATGAGCTTTTTCTTGCACCAATTACAGTTTGATATCTAAACATTCCTGTATCTTCGTTTTGGTCAGGTGTTGCATTTGTTCCCTCAAAAGATGTTTCTTGTACTCCATTAATATATAGTCTAACTCTATTGTCTGCTGTTGATTGAGTAGTGTCTATTCGACATACAATGTGATACCAAGATGTTGGGTCTAAAAGTTTTCTTGTTGTTCGTTTATGAGTTCCCCAATCATTACTGGTTAAATTCATAAATCTTAAGTTGCCATCATTATATAATGATAATGTCGCATGGTTTTCAGAATCAGCAGAAATATCACTACCAATAATAACTCTATTAGCTGTTTGATTAGTTAATGGTGAATATAAACTACCAAACTTAATCCATACGCTTATTGTATAAGTTTTTTGATTGCCACCTGATGCTGCTCTTGTTAAATATGATGTTGCCATTTATATTTTCCTATGGATTAAATTGTCCTGAATTGTTCATACCTACTGATATGGTTATACTAAATGCCCTGTCTGCTGTTTGTGCTTCTGCATCTGTAGCCCTTAATGTAAAGTTATAAGTTGTTTCACTTGTTGGGCTAGGAGCTGTACCTGTAATTGCTCCTGTTGATGAGTTAAGCGTTAAATTCATGGTACTTGCAGGTGTGTCAGTATTACTGGTTAGCACACTTGTGGTTTCTGAAAAAGCTACTGTTGAGTCTGATGAAGCATCTACATCTAAAGATACTGAATCTCCTGCTGCTACACTTCCAAGACTTCCAGCAGATGTAGACCATGTAGGGGCATCTGATACTGTAAGTATTGCTGATGAGCTACGAGCTGCTAAACCATCAGGATTCTCAACTCTAATAAAATATGTTCCATCTGTGCCCAATGTTACATTGACTGTAAGCTGTGTAGCTGAATCTCTAACAATACTGTTTGGAGTTGTTATGACGCCTGATGAATTAATAAATTCTACATTAGGTGTAATTACAAAATTTGTACCAGTAATAACAACTGCTGTTGCAGTATTGCCAATAGCTGATGGTGTAACTCCTGTAACAGTTGGACTTGTGCCACCTGCTGCCGTAAAAGATAAAACACCCGAACCATTAGTTTGCATTATTTGTCCAGCAGAACCATCTG